GATGATGCATTCAATTCACCGTGCATACGGTGAATTATGACCACAGTATCTAGATGATACTTAGAAGACAATCAGTTGATGAACGAAGTGAAATCAACAGATCTCGTTAGAGATCTTTAATCGTCTAGGTTAATATCTGGCCAATCTCTAAACAATGCATGTTGTATGTTTCCTGAAACAAACTGATTGAATGATTTGTGTTTGGCTTCGAGATCACCTTTGAGTGGAGCAACACGTTTGAATGCTGAGTCCATTTGCCCCATGTCCTTGAACTCCATGATGATCATCCATTCAGGCATGTCTGCAATGCTACGAAATCCCATCTTGCAACGAGTGATTCTGTAGGTTTCCATTCGGCCTTCATCAACCAAATGATCAAAGAAACTTTTCATTCCCGTGACCCATTCCAGATCTGATATGTCGCCTTCTTTGTCTGCCCAAATTGTATATAAGTCTGCCATGTTTTACTCCAGTGGTCCTAGTATCTCAAAGCCATCTATTTGGGCTTTGTACAAGTGTGCTTGCTCAAGGTATAGGTACCGGAATCCTCTTGCTTTGTATATGGCACACTCTGTTTTCATTGTTTCTACACCCAGTCTCATCCGGGGATTGTGATAGGTCCATGCAAATTGATCGCACAACGCATTGTGCTCGTCATAGCGTTTGATAAGTGAAAACGCTACCAGTCGGGCTTGATCATAATACCCGATCACATCAGTCATGGGATCTGTGTAGCGACTGTCGAAGATGGGCATGACACTTGCAAAGTGTTTGTGGGTGCAATAAGTTCTGTAGATCTCATTCAGCGCAGGAATGTCTGGCTGGGGCATGTACATCCATTCCACGTTGATCTCGTAGTTGGTTTTACTCAAGTCAATTCTAGCAAACTGGTAGGTCATCTTGGGTCGATCCTGTGCGCAAATAATCCAGTCAAGTACTCTTCGGGCCAGGTGTGATAAAAGCCTTTTGATCCCATTTGCTTGGCTGCTGTGTTTAATTTGCTAAGACTTTGCACTAGAATTAATGCGTACTTGCCTTGATTCATCACAATGCCGTTGACGTTTTCTACATCTGAAGGATGGTCTTCCAGGGCCAAAATATCTCGTGCCAGTAAAAATTCTTGATTGGCATCTTGTACAGCAGCATGAAAACGTGAATAAGGCCAGTCTTCTGGGTCGTAAGCGTACACAATGACTTCATACTGCCCCATGCCCCATCGTGCTCGGTTGCGCAAATCAAAGTAGGGATCTGCACCAATCAACACTTGTACTGTGCGATTCAGTCTGGCTTGCCGTGCAAACGGACAAGGTGGCCAGCCGCCCAGCCCTGGATGCGGAACTTCTACAAAATTCTCACTCCAGGCCAAGATATCAGCAGTCACAGTGTGTTGGTCTAGAACCATGGCAAATTAGTTTTCTTAGTGGTTTCGATATTTTCTTTGGCCAACTCACCAATCATTTGTCGTTCTGCAAAACTCATGTTCATGACCTGATCGTATGTAGCGCCGCCTCGCATGTACCAGGCTAGTTTGAGGCTTTCGGATCTAATTTGGGCCGCCTCCTGATCTAGCTGATCTATGTACTTTCCTATCGCCTCATTGTCCAGGGTCAGGAGGCGGGTCCGAAAAAATTTGCCATGTCCAGTGATAGCTGTTGATCATATTTGGTACCGCATTCTGTACACGTCAACGACAATGGCTTGAGTTCATTTGCTTGACGCAATGCAATGACTTGTTCTCTAACAATATTAAACACAGTTCGATCGCAATTGCTTAAAAATTCTTCAATATGGTCAGTGTCAGTCACAACAGCTGACGGTGTTCGCACAGCAGCGATGCTGGTTTTGAGTGCTCGTACAGTGAGTTTGGTGATGTTTTTCATGACTTCGGCCATGCGCAATATTTTTTCTTCATCAGGAAGATCAGACGCAGGAATCATGCTGATCATGCGTTGTTGTTCATATTGTTCTAGGTTGTTTTGATTTTGTTCTTCATAGGTCATGGGTCTAAAAATAATTTCTAAATCTCCGTACTCGACTTTTTTGGTATAGTCTGGAGTTTTCATTTGATTTAACACATGACGTAAATCCAATTCAAAATCATCCTCATGATTGCAATTGGTGCAAACAGTGCTGACTTCCATGGCATGTCCATAGCTGGCAACACGTATGCCAATCAAAATGCTGTTGACATCGATATAAGGCATGGCCCAGGCATTTTTAATAGCAGGAATACAACTTTGCACTACATCAATCACGCTTTGTCCACTGAACAATGCATCTGGAGTACGGTATGTTATTTCATCCACAGCAGTCATTGGGTACACTGGTAGCTCACGATTGTGCGGAAATTCCACACTGCCTTCGGGCCAAAAGCTGCCATTGCTGGGCAATTTCAGATAGATTGCAGGCTGTCTAAAAAATGCTTTTAGAGGATTGGAAGATTGGGTCATTGATTCACCTATAAATATACTTCTACTTATAGGTAAAAAAACATGGCCGACACAAATCAGATATCAGCAGAAATGGAAGCAGTCTTAAGACAGGTTCAAGAAGACTTGAAAAATCTTGGGTATGTTTCAAAAGATACCGGTGATAAATTGAAAGCCGCAGAAGACAAAGCAAAGAAATTTGAAATGGGTATGGGCCTGGCAGGCAAGGCCGCTACCTCGCTGGCCAAGGCAGGCATGGAAGCAGCCAGCGCCATGTACGAAGGCAAAAAAGGCGCCGCTGCCTTCAACAGCAGCGTGGACAGCATGGCTGAAGCAGCTATGGCAGCAGGTGCGATGCTGACATTGATGATTCCAGGTGGACCAGTTGTCAAAGCATTAATAGCTGGATTTACGTTGGCTGTGGGCGCCCTGGCCAAGTATACCAAAGCTGCCAACGAAATGAGCGACAAGCTCTATACTTCGTTCCAGAAAATGTCAAAGTCTGGTGCCGCTGCCAGCGATGGCATGTCTGGCATTTACAAAGGCATGCAAAAACTGGGCCTTGGCATACAAGATCTAGATGGGTACGTGACGTTACTCAATGAAAACAGTCAAGATCTTGCACTGTTTGGGGGTGCTGTATTTGAAGGGCGAAAAAGATTTGAAGACATGGGTGCTGCCATGGAACCTTTTCGTGAGCAGTTGTACAATGCCGGATTGAGTCAAGAAGAAATCAACAAAGGTGCCATGGGCTATCTCAAGTTGCAGACGCAACTGGGAAGATCGCAAACCATGTCTACTCAGCAGCTGGCCGACGGTGCTAAAAAATACTTGATTGAACAAGATGCACTGACCAAGCTGACTGGACAAAGTCGCGAAGAAATGGAGAAACAGGCTGAAGCAGCTTTGATGGAAGAACAATATGCAGCCAAAATTCGCGAACTTGAACTAGCAGGAAACAAAGATGCAGTTGACGCACTGCGCAAGATGAATGCAGTTTACAGTCAAGCTGGTCCAGAAATGGGCCGTGCGTTCCGGGCCAGTGTGACTGGCAATTTGTCAAATGCTGATGCACAAAAGGCCAATATGGCCAGCAATGGGGAGATGGTTAGAACCACTCAAGCGGTGATTGCTGGACAACTGAATTTTAAAGATGCTATCAATACCACTGGCAAGGCCATGGGAAAAACAGCCGACACAGTTGGTACTACACTGGGACAATTTAATGCCTACAACGACACATTTGGCAATTTTAGTGAACAACAAAAATTACGAATAATAACTGAAAAAGATCTCAATGAGACATTGTCTAAGATTGATAAAGATCAAAGAGCACAAGGCATACAAGGTGGCAAGGCTGCTGATGCGGCACAACAAGCTCAAACTGATTTACGCATGGCACAGTTGGATGCCATGAAGGCCACACAAGATTTTGTATTCAAAGGAATTGTGCCTGCTACCGAGGCCATGATCAAATTGGCCAAAGGAACAAAAGCTGCGGCTGAATTTGCTGATGAAGCAACTCCTGGCGGCAAGGCAGCTTCGGCAGGATCTGACGACTATCAAAAAAATCAAGAAAACATAAAAAAACAGCAAGAAGAAGCAGCTAAAAAGTGGGCAGAAGAAATGCCATGGTGGTTGGGCGGAAACAAAAAAGAAGAACCACCTGCACCGCCGCCACCTAAACCAGAGGCACCACCACCTAAACCTCCGGCACCTGCACCTGCACTAGCAGCACCTGCACCTGCACCAGCCCCTGCACCAGCAGGTGGAGCTCCGGCGCCTGCACCAGCCTCAAGAGGAGGTCGTGGATCACCACCGCCTGCACCAGCACCAGCAGGTGGAGCATCAGCAGCGCCAGCAAGCGGAGCACCAGCAGGACCTGCACCGGCGGCAGTAAGCGGAGCACCAGCAAGACCTGCACCAGCAGGACCTGCACCAGCGCCCGCAGGTGGAGCACCTGCAAGCCCAACAGCAGCACCAAGTGGCGCTGGCGCCAGTAAAGGAAAAGGCAGTGCACCATCAGGCAGCGAAGACGTTGGAGCAAAACCACCAGCAGACAAGCCAGTAGCAGCGCCAGCAGCGCCAAGCGGCGATGATGTGCAAATGGGTCAAGAAGTCAGAATAGGAAATGAAATTAGAAAAGGTGGCACAGTATCTTGGAGAACCAATAATCCAGGTAACATTTCTTACGGCGGATTATCTAAAAAATATGGTGCGGTGGGAACTTGGAAGAAACTTGACGGAGATGCACAACAACGAAGCACTGGTATTGCTATTATGCCTAACCTGGATGCTGGAGATGAATTAAAGATGGGACTATGGCGCCGTCCTATGTACATTGACAAAACCATTGATCAAGGTGTGGCTCAGTGGACTGGAACCACTGGTTTGGGATCAGGCTATGCAAAAGATTTAGCAAAAGCTGCTGGAGCAACCATGGACACTGTGATAGGTCAGTTGTCTGATTCACAATTAAAATCAATGGTTCAGAAGCAACGTGTATGGGAAGGATTCAAAGCCGGACAAGTGGTGTCAGCAGCCAGTGGTGGCATGTTTGACGGTCCCAAATCTGGTTATCCAGCCACACTGCACGGCAACGAAGCAGTGATACCACTTAAAAATGGTAGTGTGCCAGTTACTATCAATTCCACTGGATTAATGGATCTCATGCCTAAAATGGATATGGACTCAGAAATGTCAGAAAAAATGTCACAATCTTTTGCAAAAGTGATGCCACCTGAATTTAAAAATCTAGTAGACTCATTGTCTACCATGGTTCAACAACAACAAAATACCAACAGCACAGCAATACAAGAACGCATGGTAGCATTGTTAGAAGACATCAAGCGCAGTCAAGAAACCACGGCCACAGCCAGTGAGCGAATGGCCGCCGTGGCCAGTAACTGACAATAAATAATAAATCATGGCAGAACCCAAACAACCCGGCTGGCGCAAGTATTTCAAAATAGCAGACACCTCAGGTGTGATGAGCCCCATCTCAGGCAAAAATCAATATGGTCTTCCTGGCTATACCAAAAACGACGGCTCAGACACAGGCATGCCAGCAGACTTTGTGTTTCGTAACTATGCGTCAAGACTGCCTGAAGTTTACTCAGGTCACCCCAACCGTATTGAACGCTACAATCAATATGAGAACATGGACATGGACTCAGAGATCAATGCATGTTTGGACATCATTGCTGAGTTTTCCACACAAATGAACGAGCAAAACGGCACGCCGTTTGTGGTGGACTATGCAGACAAACCCACTGACAACGAAGTCAGCATTATCAAAAAACAACTGCAACAGTGGATCAAGCTGAACAAGTTGGATCAAAGAGTGTTCAAACTGTTCCGCAACACCATCAAGTATGGTGATCAAGTGTTTGTACGTGACCCAGAAACATTTGAAATGATGTGGGTGGACATGAGCAAACTGGCTCGTGTGATTGTGAACGAATCAGAAGGCAAGCGTCCTGAGCAGTATGTGATCCGTGATATCAACCCCAACTTTCAAAACATGACTGTGGCAGCAAAAACCACCACAGATTACATGACCAACCCTGTGACAGGCTCAATATCAGGCAATGCCAACTACACCATGCCCAACGGTGGCACCGGCGGCGGTGTGGGCAACAGTCGTTTTATGACTGCCATGAACGAAGTTTGCCTGGATGCCAAGCACGTGGTACACATCAGTCTAAACGAAGGCCTGGATGTGTTCTGGCCGTTTGGACGCAGTATCTTGGAGCAGATCTACAAAGTATTCAAGCAGAAAGAACTGCTGGAAGATGCTATCCTGATCTATCGTGTGAGCCGTGCTCCAGAGCGCAGGATCTTCAAAATTGACGTGGGCAACATGCCATCACACTTGGCCATGGCCTTTGTGGAACGAGTCAAAAACGAAATGTATCAGCGCAGAATTCCCACCATGACTGGCGGTGGACAAAACATGATGGATGCGTCATACAACCCACTCAGCACCAACGAAGACTACTTCTTTCCCCAGGGTCAAGACGGACGTGGCTCATCAGTAGAAACACTGCCAGGCGGGCAGAATCTGGGCGAAATTGATGACTTGAAATATTTCAACAACAAAATGGCTCGTGGCCTGCGTGTGCCATCCAGCTATTTGCCCACTGGACCTGACGATTCAGACCGTGCCATGAACGACGGCAAAGTAGGCACAGCATTGATTCAAGAGTACAGATTCAACCAGTACTGCGAGCGTTTGCAAGCATTGATTGTGCAGAAACTAGACGACGAATTCAAGATGTTTATGAAATGGCGCGGGTTCAACATAGACTCCAGCCTGTTCTCGTTGAAGTTTAATGCACCTCAAAACTTTGCCAGCTACCGTCAAAGCGAACTGGATACCACACGTATCACTGCATTTACACAGCTGGAACCCTTGCCTTACATGTCAAAACGTTTCTTGTTGCAACGCTACCTGGGCCTAACTGAAGAAGAAATCAGTGAAAACGAAGAAATGTGGCGTGAAGAACGTGACGAGCCTGAACTGGACACTAATGCAGGACAAGACATGCGTAGCATTGGTATCACGCCTGGCGGACTTGAGTCAGACATTGAAACCGGCGAAGCAGTGGCTGGCATGGAGCCTGCTGGCGCTGGCATGCCGGGGGCACCTCCAGCTGCTGCACCTCCTGCACCTCCTGGTGGAGCCGCTCCTGCGCCTGGTGCAGTATAAATACACTCATGCTGTTAAACGAATTTTTTCACAAAAGTCCTGATGCCTATCAGGATGTGTCGCAAGACAATAGTCAGGTGCAACTCAGCGACTTGCGTAAAACTCGTCTAACACTGCGTCAGTTGAACAAACTGCGCAAAATGAATGATGTAAGAACTTATGAGTTCAAGGAAAAACTCAAATTGGTTCGCAAACAGTACGCACCACCTCCTGCTCCACCAGTTTAACACTAGTGTAATAAAACTAGACATTTATACCTAGTTTTCACCTGTTAAACCTGGTGTTTTTCTCCTACATCGTAAATAACAGCACACTTTACCTATAGGAGTTTCCCATATGAACCGTTTTGAACAATTGATTGAATATGTAATCAATGACGAAGAGGCGAAAGCCCGTGAACTTTTCCACGACATCGTTGTGGAAAAAAGCCGTCAAATCTATGAAAATATCATGGCCGAAGAAGCCAATGAAGAACTAGACGAAGCTGCCGACGAAGACATCGAAGAAGGCATGATGGGCGGTGACGCTGCTGATGACTTAATTGATGACGTGGAAATGGAAGAAGAATCTGACATGAACATGGAAGCCGAAGGCGACGAAGAAGAATTTAGCATGTCTGCTGACGACGATGGCGAAGAAGCAGAATTTAGCATGGGCTCCGAAGAAAGCATGGGCGGCGACGAACCTGCTTCCAAAGACGACATCATGAATTTAGAAGACAAACTGGACCAGTTGATGGCCGAGTTTGAAGACCTCATGGGCGGTGACAACATGGGTGATGGCGATGGATTTGGTCCTGACGAAGGCGGCGACGCTATTGAAATGGATGACACCGACGAAATGGAACCAGGCATGATGGAAGCGGTGAGTTTAAAAGCAGCCCCAAAGCCAGTTACCAGTGAAGAAGGCGGCGTAAACAAAAAGTCTACCTATGCAGCCAACAGCGGACAAGCAGGCATGGCCAGCCGTCCAGTACACACTGGTGCAGGCGAAGGTGGACATCATGACACATCTGCCTACAGCAACAACACCAAAGACTTGATCGGCAAAGTTGGTAACACACCTGCACAAGGCACACAAAAGCCTTCAGCAGCACCAAAGCCTAAAATGGGCGCCGGCAGTGAAGGTCAAAACAACAAGAGCCCACTTCCAAGCGGACGTAAGGGTTAATTAGATGTCATCTAGATACCTTAGAGAAGATTTAACTTTTAGCCAGGCAAACATTCAGGTCTTGGAAGAGTCTGATATGTCTGGCAAAAAGCATCTCTACCTCAAAGGCATTTGCATTGAAGGCGATAAGAAAAATGCAAATGAACGTATCTACCCCCGACACGAAATTATCAAGGCAGTAGAAACTATCAACGAACAGATCCACAACGGTAACTCCGTTTTAGGTGAAGTGGACCATCCAGATGATCTAAAGATCAACTTAGATCGTGTGTGTCACACAGTTGAAGGCATGTGGATGGACGGACATGCCGGTTGCGGTAAGTTGAAGATATTGCCAACTCCCATGGGAGAATTGATCAAAACGCTGATCACATCAGGTGTAAAACTTGGCGTCAGCAGTCGTGGCAGCGGTAACGTAGACGACAGAACAGGACATGTAAGTGACTTTGAAATTGTCACTATAGATGTGGTTGCACAACCCAGCGCACCCAATGCTTATCCAACAGCAATTTATGAAGGTCTCATGAACATGAAGCACGGTCATAAGCTGATGGAGATGGCTCGGGAATCTGGTGAAGGCGACAAAGTACAGAGATACCTAAAGAATGAAGTTAAAAGACTCATTCGGGATCTCAAAATCTAAGGAGAACCAGGCATGTTTGATGCAATTAAACCCTTGCTTGATAGTGGCCTAATTAACGAAGACGTTAGTCAAGAACTCAACGAAGCTTGGGAATCTAAACTAAACGAAGCTCGTGAACAGGTACGTGGAGAACTCAGAGAAGAGTTTGCACAACGCTATGAGCATGACAAGACAGTAATGGTAGAAGCCCTAGACAAGATGGTAACAGAAGGTTTGGCCGCAGAAATTGCGCACGTGGCTGCTGAAAAGCAAGCATTGGCGGAAGATCGCGTTCGTTTCCAAGGCAAGATGAAAGAATCAGCACAGAAGTTCAACGGCTTCATGGTTAGCAAACTTGCAGAAGAAATTGGCGAATTGCGCAAAGACCGTAAAATGCACACCGAAGGAGTTGCAAAACTCGAAAACTTCGTGGTGCAGGCATTGGCACGTGAAATCACAGAATTCGCCAAAGACAAACGCGATGTCGTAGAGACAAAAGTACGTCTGGTACGTGAAGCACGTGGCAAACTTGAGTCACTCAAGGCACGATTTGTAAAAGAATCTGCTGAGAAAATGAGTCAAGCTGTTAGTCGTCATCTAAAGGCTGAGTTGAATCAGTTACAAGAAGATATCAAAATTGCTCGTGAGAACAATTTTGGTCGTAGAATCTTCGAAGCGTATGCGTCAGAGTTCGGAGCCACTCATCTCAATGAGAAGGCAGAAGTCCGTAAACTGTATGATGTTATTGCTGAGAAAGATCAGAAATTGCGTAAAGCAATCGAACTTACCCAACACGCCAAAGTGGTGGTTGAGTCCAAAGAACGTGAACTGCGTATGATCAAAGAATCCAATGAGCGTGAAAGCACAATGGATGAATTGCTACGTCCCTTAAACAAGGACAAGCAAGAAGTTATGCGTAATTTACTTGAAAGCGTTCAAACACCCCGTTTGAAAAACGCTTTTGAAAAGTATCTACCAGCAGTGTTGGAAGATAGAACTGCAAAAGCCCGTAAAGTAATTGCAGAATCTGTCACTTCAGTAACTGGTGATAAAACTACTGTTCCCAGTGTGTCGGAAGATCGCAGCAATGTCATCGACCTCAAGCGCCTGGCAGGTCTTTAATCTTAACAAGGAGACTTAAATGTCACAAGAACTATTAGAA